ATGCCTAGAGTCGCAGTCAAAATGACCGATAAAAAACTCCGAAGCGTTACTTCCGAAACGGCTTGTGGGGTAGTTCCTGGTCTGTATGTCCGTCCACGCAGCAGGAGTGACGGTTCGATTGTCAAATATTTCGTTCTGCGGGATCGTCGCACTAAACGGTGCTTTAATCTTGGCTCTTACCCTCAGCTGAGCTTAAGTGAAGCTTTTATGATGGCTGCGGATTGGCGGCGGATGCTGGATGATGGAATAGATCCTTCAGAAGTCAAGAAGCAAAAAGCAGAGCAGCTTACAAGGCTGCTAGAGTCTCCGCGAGAACCTTCAGTTAAAGACATTGTCTACAGCTGGATCCGGTTCAATGAAGAACGTGGACGGTGGAAGAATGCCTTAAAGCCAAAAGAGCTTGTCTGGGATGGTTACTGCCGAAATCACTTATCTGCATCACTGCTCTCCATGTCGGCGAAGGATTTGACTGCCGAACGAGTACATGAGGAAATCGGAGAGAAGTGGCGAACGATGATAGACACGCCAGAACGCATCTTGTCCGATATGCGCAATGCATATGACTGGGCTATGAGACAGGAGATGATCCCGGCCATGCTCAATCCGTGTCAGGTGAAAAATGGAAAGCTCGGTGACCTTCTCGCGCTTGATCGACCGGATGGTGGTCACGAACCAGCTCTTCATCCGAAGAGAATGCCAGCTTTTTTTGCCGAGCTTATGAAGCTGGTGCCGCAAAGCCAGACTGCACGTTGCCTTGCTTTTGCCATTCTTACATCAGCGCGGAACACCACGGCACGTGAAGCAACTTGGGACGAAATTCAGCAGGACGATGACGGCCATTGGCTGCATGTCATTCCTCGTGGTCGCATGAAGATGAAGAGCGACAAGATTCCTTTTGACCGAAAGACGCCTCTAAGTCCGCAGGCGACAGCGCTTCTCGACAGTGCGCCGAGGTTTCCGGACGATGAGAAGGGCTTCATCTTTCCGAACATCAACAAGGGCCGTCTCTCCGCTTTCAGCCGTGATTCTGTGCGAGCGCTGCTGAAGCGCATGCACGTCAAGCAGAAGAAGATTGACGGCGTCGGCTGGGTTGATCTGGACGAAAAGACGCGGGACGGGCAGCCTAGAATCGTGACGCTGCACGGCCTTGCTCGTGCGACTTTCAATACCTGGGCGAAGGATGCGAAGGGCTATGGGCACAAGGCTTTCCCGCGTGATCTGCGAGAGAGCTGCCTTGATCATCGTAATGAAAGCTATCAGTGCGCTTACGACCGTGAGCAGGCGCTGGGCGACATGAGAGATGTCTACGAAGCTTGGGGAGAATTTTGTTGGAAGGAGATGAAATGAAAGGGAAGATTCAATTGTTTGAAGATCATCAAGTGCGATCTGCTTGGGATGATCAGAAGGAAGAGTGGTTTTTCAGCGTGGTTGACGTTGTCAGCGTACTTACCGGCAGCTCTGAACCTAAACGGTATTGGAGCGATCTAAAGCGGAAGCTGAAAAAAGAGGGGGCCAATCAAACGTACGAAAATATCGTACGGTTGAAAATGACTGCGCCAGACGGGAAAGGAAGATTAACGGATGCAGCGTCAATTGAACAAATACTGCGAATCGTTCAGTCTATCCCGTCACCTAAGGCGGAGCCTTTTAAGCAATGGTTAGCTTCTGTTGGGAAGGAACGAATAGAAGAAACTGTCGACCCTGAGCAGGCTATTGTCCGCGCAAAAATGACGTATCAGGCGAAAGGGTATAGCCCTGCCTGGATCAATCAGCGAATTCAGGGTATTCAGGTTCGCAACGAGTTAACTGATCAATGGAAGACTCACGGCGTGCAAGAAGGCCTTCAATACGCGACACTGACAAACATCATTCATTCAGGAGCTTTTGGTATCAGTGTCAAGGATCATAAGAAACTGAAGGGAATGAAGGGCGGCAACCTACGAGATAACATGACGACCCTTGAGACCGCTTTGACGATGTTTGCTGAAGCAACGGCTACCGAAATGACGAAGTCGCAAAATCCGCAAACATTTGAGGAAAACAAGATGGTCGCTCAGAAGAGTGGTGGCGTTGCCGGACGAGCGAGACGCGATGCAGAAAAGCAGATCGGTCACTCTATTGTTTCCAAGAAGAACGCACAAGACCTTCTTGCTGAAACCTCTTCAGATGAGATCATTGAAGCAGAAGACCTGAAGAAGTTGAAATAACAAAAGCCCCGACAGCTTTGTTGCTGTGTGGGGCTTCGTTCATGCGGCCAAAGGATCCTCGGTCGGCTTTCCAGCTTCGAGCTGCTTCACCCATCGGCGGACGTCTTCCACCTTGAAGCGGGCTACCTTGGGGCCGAAGTAGATCGGCTGCGGGAAGGTCGGGTCACTGGAGGGGGTGAACACGAGAGCCAAGCTCATCAAGCGCATTGCCTACGGCTACAAGAGCTTTGAGTATTTCGCACTAAACTGTATCGCTCGCGTTTAGGGCGTTCAGAGAGCCATTAGATGAATATCAAATTAATTGATTTTCTAGCAAAAATGGAGTGACAATCTCATTCCATTTTTGTTAAAATTAGTGTACCTAATAGGTTTCTCGTGCTTTGCAAAGAAATGACTGAAAAACCCGACTACATCCTGACGTTCGATCGTCCCAAAAACACCGAAATTAAGAAAATCGGCAACAACTGGTATCTATATGAACGATTCAGCAAGTACGATCCGACGATCAAACGCAGTCGAAAGGTTTCCGGACGTTGTCTGGGCAAAATTACGCCTGATGGACTAATTGCTACCAAACGTCGCTTGACGCCGGCAGAACGTCCGGCAGCCGTCCTTGAAGAGACGGTAGAAGTCGGAGCTTCTCTCTTCATGTGGAAACGCACTGAAGATCTGCGTAAACGTCTTCAGGTGCATTTTCCTGATCAATGGCAGCAAATCTACGTTGCGGCTCTCCTGCGGCTGCTCAGGGAACCTCGTTTTAAGCGCCTTCAGCTTCACTTCGAAAACAGCATCTTGTCGCATGTTTTCCCAAAACTGTCATTCACCGCTTCCGACAATGCAGCCATGCTTCGGACTTTGGGTAAAAAACGTCAGGCAATCAGCAGCTTTATGCGTGAAGACATAGACAAGAAGAGCGCATTTATTTTGTTTGACGGGCATCGACTGATTACATCTTCCAAGACGATGCCTTTTGCTGAACTAGGCTACGACTCCAAGCAGCGGTACATGCCGCAAATCAACCTGCTCTATATCTACAGTTTGGATGAAAACAGGGGAGCCCCCGTCTATTACAAGCAGTTTATCGGCAGTACTCCGGATGTTTCAGCATTCGCAGACGTTCTGACGGAAAGTACTCTCAGGCACTCGGACTGCACGATCATTGCCGATAAAGGATTCGCCAGTGAGAGTGATTTTGGACTGCTCGATTCCAAAAACCTCAAATATGTCATTCCTCTTCGCCGCGGCAGCAGATTCGTTAAAAGCAAACTGCCTTTGACGCCGATGAGTTACGAGAACATGTTCCCTTTCAACGGCCGTGCGATTCAAGCCTTGAAGATCGCAGAGGCCGGATTCAATGTGTTCGTCTTCTTCGATGCTCAGCTCTATGCCAACGAACTGGCCGATGCTGTCGAACGAGGCGAAAAAACAAATAACACCAATGCGGTTAAATTGGACAGCGAGATGAAGCGCCGTGCCAAGGGAACCCCCAGGCTAACCAATGAGGAGCTCCAATCCCTGCAGCCGCATGATCTGATGGAAATTCACAGTGAAATTCCGGAAATGGGAACGGTGACGATCCGCACCAACCGTACGGACCTCAACTGCATGCAGGTCTACAGGGTATATAAGCAGCGACAGGCCATTGAACAGTTTTTCAGGACTTACGGGGCAAGTTTGGACTTTGAAGCTTCCTATATGCGCACTCAGGCAACACAGGAAGCATGGCTTTTTCTCAATCATCTCTCGTCCATGATGGGAATGGACTGCATTACCGATATCGCCGCGATGAATGAGGACAAGAATATCTCCCTTGAAGACCTGAAACAAACGCTGGGAAAGATCATGGCAACCAGGGTGCAGGGAGAGTGGCTGGTCGCTCCGGTGAAACGGAGTGTCGCAAAACTGTTGGACAAATTCGATTTCAATCCATCACCGGAGCTGATAGAGGAACTCCTCGCTGAAGGTACGCCGAATTAATGCACAGCGTACCTATTCACGAGCGATACAGACTAAAGCTCAAGGCCGCATTCCCGGGCAGAGGTCGCAACCCGCTCCTGTTGCTTGGAGAGTGGACTGCAGTGATCAAGTCGCGCCTCTGTCACACAGACCTCGGCATGGAACGAGAGAGGCCCCTCCTCTTTAATTACCCGGCGGCGTGAGCCGCCGTCAAAAGGCCGCTCAACTTCATCAGGCGCTGCTTGGTGGAGATGGAGGGCTGTGTGCTTAAAGTAGGCTCAAGCCAGACGTTAGGCTCGATTTTGGTAATTAAAGATGGGGCTTTGCAAATCTCTCAGCGAGAAGCTGTTCCCGCCCTCTGATGAGGGGGCCGCAAAACTCTCCTTTACCCAAAAAGTCGGGAGAGCCTAAATTAATCAGATACAAAGCCCTGCACAGCAACGTAGCTGAGCGGGGTTTTGCTTACGCAGTTTCTTTCACTTGCTCCGTATGGCTGCCTATCAGTGGAGTGGCGGCGGGTTCAAGGTTTGCAACCCATTTTTGGATGTCTTCAGCTTTGAATCGAGCAACTTTAGGACCAAAGTAAACCGGTCGCGGGAAGGTGCCCAGCTTTACTAGTTTCCAGACGGTTGATGTTCCGATCCCACAGGAGGCTGCTACCTGTTTGACATCAAGCATCAATACCCCAATGGGAGATATGTCAGTAGTATTCCTAGCTCTCATTTTGTGATCTCCTTTTGTTCGTAGCAGCAAGATGAGCTTTCAGTGCCCTCATCTTCGAGCTTTTTGATTTGTTTTTCGATTAATGCGAGGTAGGAGATGATGTTTTGAAGGTTCTCACCCTCGTCGATCATCTCTTTTGCCTTTTCTTTACACTTCTCGATATCCGCGAAAGGCAGGTACGAACGACACCAATTCGCTTTGTCTCTCAGCTCGTCGATGGTGAGTTCACTGAAGATCATCGTTCTTCTCCGACTATTTCTTCAAAGTTCAGGTTTCTTCTTGTTTCCGCGCTTTCTATCAAGCTCACGCCGATAGAGCTCGGTAGCAGCGATTGCGATAGAACGTGCGCAGCTCTTTCGTGAAACCTCACGCCGGTGATCTCCTTCATGGATGAAGATCGCCATTCGAGTGAGCATCTCTGCAAGGATCGTCCAGAGGCCGGTATCGGCAGTCTTTTTTCCTCGCACCGCAGCTTTCATTTGCAAGACACTAAATTGCGTCACCAACAGCATTGCGTACATGTATTCACGCAATGCATCAGACTGGCTTGTCTCAGCGTCTTTTGCATACTGCGTTAGGGTTCTCAACGATGAGAGGGGGTAGTTGCTACTCACTTTAAAAATCTCCGTATAGCTTCCTGCCCTACACCCCAGGAAGTCATTACGTTCGCCTCAGAGTGCAGGGCAGGAAAAGCGGCACGATCAGACGTCTAAATATTTCTGAAGGAGGTTTTTGACGTCATCATCAATGATTGGTTCTGGGGGTACGCCTGCTCGGACATGCTTCATCCAAAAGTCGAAGCACCGAGTAGCGATCATTTGAATGATCGATTCATTCCGGTCGACTGCGTAGATGCGAAAGTCTTGGCCGCCGATCAATACAGCGACATAACAAAGCTTTGCGGCAGTGACTGCCATGTACCACTGAACTTGTGTTTCGTAATAGAGCGGGATCTTGTGTTTGGAGGTGATCTCCCTCTTGATGATCTCTGCTTCTTGCGAAAGTCCCCAGTGTTCAGCCATCAAGGCATTCGCAGTCTTGCATTCGAGCAAGGTGTCTGTTGTCAGCATCAATTTTTGGACGTTCCAGATTGATGCAGGATTTGTGAGGCGAACAGCGGCAGAAATCCGGTGATTGATCACTGCTCCGTCGATGTTTGCTAGCGCCCACTGAGTTGGAGTGCTTGTGCCTATGTAGTGATCGAGGTTAGAAGCAAGCTGGTGGTAGACGCGCTGAATCATGAATCCAGTTCGTTTCGAAAATTCTTGAGCCACGATGCTCTCAAGTTGAGTCCCCCAGTAAGCAGCCTCGCTAGGTGCTCGGTCCTCGGTGATTTCTGTGGTCTTCTCTCTGTAGATGTCAAGAGGAGTGCGGTATGGATTGATACCGAGAATTGCAGCAACATCAGATCCACCGATACCTTTTTGTCGAGCCTTAAGCCATTCAATCCGATTAGTCACGGTGCGCTCCGATGAAGGCAAAGAGAATCCAGGTGATGAGGTTTCTGAGCATGGTTGTTCTTAGCTTTGATGCGCCAATCAGGCAATAGAAGGAAGGAGTGAAGTCGCCACCGATTGCCGCAGGCACGCATAGTTCTCAGGTAATAGTGTTCGGCGCCGTCAGTCCAGAGATCCAAGCAGCGAGTGTTCGTCACTGGGTGAAGTTTCTTGGCCAGTTCCTTGGCGCGAGTGCCGAAGAAGTAGACGGGCTTCATGCGGCATTCCTTTGAAAGAAAGCGAGGATGCGAGCGATGAAGGTCTTTGAATGCGTCGGCGGCTGCGCAGCTTTTCTAGCTTTCTTTGCACGTGCTGACCGCGTTTTGATTGCTCTACGTGCATCACGACTCAATTCGTGCTTAGGGCGCCGATGTGGGTGGGAGGGAATGCTCATCATGCAGGCTCCTCATTACGCCCCGCGGGACTTGTAGAAATTGTGCCAATCCTGAACGAGTTGGCTGAATTCCTTGTTCTTGCTGATTTTTTTACTTAGCCACGATTCAAAATCCTCAAGTGAAGGATCTTTGACGCAGCGGCTGTACCATTGGTAAACGATAATTGCCTCACGTCCGCTGGCTGCGATTGCTTCTTGGGTCGCTAATTCGAGTCTTGCGCCCAGAGCAACATTCAAAGCGGCGCCGCCAACTAAGTGTTGCAGCGCGGTGGTGATGACTTTGACGTTCATTGGCTGAACTCCTAAAAAAGTACGTAACCATTAAGAACTGCCCACTGCATGAGCAGGCAGAGTGAGATACCGAGAGCACTGATACCGGCGCCAGTCAGAAAGGCGCAGAAGATGATTGCGGTATCGCTGAACCCAGTACGTTCGTTGTGGCCGAGAAGTTTTTTCAACGTCATGGCGTTCTCGGAAAAAAGAAAGGCCCCGGCAGATGAGTGCCGAGGCCTGTTAAGAAAAATTGGGTGATTACGCTGTTAGGCGCTTGGGCTGGTGCGAAGCCCAGGACTTGTAGCAGTCAAGCTCCTTCACGTCGTAGCCGAGCTTTGCTAAATCGCGCTCTGCTTTCCATAAGTACATGTCGTGAATCGCTTCCCAAAGAGCGGGCGCGAGCGGAGACTGCATGCGATAGAGAAGCTCTAGTATGAGCTCAAGGCTATCTTTGTAGAGATACCTCCAGTTGTAGATGAACGTACGCTGACGCTCCAGGTACTTCTCATCGACGAGGAACTTTCTTGGTTCCTTCTGAGGTGCGGCAGACAACTGTCTCGGTGCGGGGGCGTTCAACGGTGGCAACTGCATCGGCGGTAACGACTCAATGAAGGCGATTGCTGCATCAAAGTCGGCCTCAAGAATGTGCGTGTACTTCTCAACCTTGAAGTGATCTTTCAGAGCGCGATAGACAGTCTGATAGTTGACCGACTGCCCGCGCGCTTTTCGGCCGACGGCTTTTTGAATCGCCCAGCGGTGCTCAACCGTGATGTACTCAGGCTTCGGTGCTTCGTATCGTCCCGTGCGGCGAATAGTCGGCAGGACTTCGGACGTGACCCAGCGCTTGAAGCGCTTGGCAGTATCGAGCTTTGATCCGAAGATCAGGGCGTAGAGACCAGACTCATTGACGGCGTTGACCGTCTGGCGCCCGCCATTGGTTTCGATTTCGACCTTGATTTGATCTTCGGGGTCGACGTTGTCGCGAAGAGCTTGACGAGGATTGCTATGTTTCAAAGCCGCGCAGACATCGGCTGCGATAAAAAGAGGAGTCTCTGGCGTACCAAGAGTGCGAACTTTGTTGTTCTCAAAAGAGAAGGCGATGACATCAGACATGGATGCCTCCGTATGAACAGACTTTGATCTGCCCTCATCGACGCCAATCGATGGTGGGCAGGCTTGCAGGTTGGCGTACCACTCATACGGAAGCGGCCTCCCGAAGGAGCCCACAAGCCTGCCCATAATAGGAGGCTTGCAAGGGTGTAAGGATGGCTTACACCCTTCGCATAGACAACAAAAAAGCCGCTTTTGTGAGCTTCAAGGCGGCTATGCACCGTATGAGTAGTTCGGGACGCCAATCCCGTCCTGCTTCATGTGAAGCATTGCGCAGGATGTTACCCGAACCAAGGCGCTTTCGTCAATGTGATCAAGATTGGAGTTTTTTCTTAGATGCCCACTCTCGAATCAACTCGTCAGAGGCCTCATGTTGAATCAAGTCCAGCGTATCCGATGTAAGGGGCAGACCAGTGCCATCAAGAATCTCTTTCATTCGCTGATAAAGAGTTTTTGAACGAAGCATTGCAAGCAAGTCGTGTCCCTTCATGGTTAGGCGGGGGATCGAACAACAAAGCTCTAGGCCGTCCTCACCCTCGTTGACCGTAACAGTCAAGTGTCCCGTGTACCCGGCCTCCTTAAGCAGAAGGAGGTGACCAAGTAAGATTTGCCGCTTGTTGGAGATGAGCTTCCCAAGTTTGCGCTCGTCAACGTCTTCTCCAAGGGGGTGATCAATGAATTGCTCAAGGTTATCGTCTTCGATTCTTTCAAGCAGCGTCACGAGGGTCTTAAGATCTCGCTTCATTTCATTCCCCTAGAGGCAAATACGAAAAAAGCCGCTATTGCGGCCCGATCAGCGCCGCTTTCGCGCTGACACGGGAAGAGTACTCGATCTGAAGGCGCGTGTCAAAAACAAAGCCCCGGCAGGGGAGTGCCGAGGCCTTTGAGGTGATGTGGAGTGATGCTATTTCGTAGTGAACTTGATCGCCAAACTCACGGATACGCCAGTCATGATCGAAAGCGCGAGATCTTTGATTGCAGCCATCTCGGAAGGCGAAAGCCATCGAGCCCAAGAAGGCATGAGCAGATGGTAGATGTACACAATGATCATCGTTCCGCCGAGACCAGCAAAGAGGCGCAAGGCGTAGATCTTGATCTTGTGCCGATTGTTCTCTTCGTCTTTCTGATGTGCAACCTGAATCAGCAGGAGGTCGGTGTCGGGTGTCACCTCGGACTTGGAGTCAATTTGAGGCTTGAGGCTTTCTTTGAATTTTGGGAAGCTCACGCCAAAACCTCGTTCCTGAAATAGCACTTGATGGAGGTGTCATCAATCTCTTCACGAAGATTGGCACCACCATTTGAAGAGCGATACCAAGGCGAGCCGATTTGGTGCGACCAGGTAGAAAGCTGTGATGCCGAGAATTGTCCAAAGTAGGTCAATGTCCCGATAAGCAACTTTTTGAGCTCATCACTAGCCGTCGACTCTAACACAGAGGAGTCAGTTAAGCTCTCAATGGGGTGCTTGCGAAAGTACTCAAGAGTTTTCGGGAATACGGGGCCATACTGCCATGCTTGAGGCGATTCTTTTGTGAGCCTGATGCCGAGTTGAGCCAAGGCGACGCCGTAGCAGCAGTAGAGCAATTTTTGAAGTTTCGTCACGTTGACTTCGATATGTTGTTTCCGACACATGTCAACGATGTACGCCATCACCTGGAGGCTATCCAGCGGGCGAAACGTCGTATTTTCATTCGTCATGTTGGCCTCCCTTTGTCAAGATGGTTTAGATGAAAAGAATTTCTTCTAAACCATCTTACGACACTTGTCAAACATTCCTGCCCCCACTTCTGGGAAGTTATTAAGACAGACATTCTGGTTGCATTACGGTTCCAAAAAATGGGTTGAGTTGAAAAGACCCACAACTGCGCCCGTGAGGCAGGCGCAGTAGTTGGCCTTTTCGGCCGGCAAGGTGGTGCGGCGTACCGCATCAGACCTGCCGGTCGACACTGCATCCTTGGACCTTTGCGCTTTTGTGCGCTCGGCGCGGAGGTACTGGCTCCGCACCTTCTTACGGCCTTCCGTCTGCCGCTCCAGCTATTCACTGTCGCGTGCCCCGCTAACGCGGAGGAAAGGCAATCGATCTTGCCGATTGCTTAATTAAAATATTAAGCAAGCTTAGCGTAAAAGGCAAGTTAAATAAATTATAGCTTAGCGCTTAACAATTGATTTCCATCAATCAACTGTTAAGTTAACTTAATTTATAGGGCAACGAAAAAGCCCCAGCGCGGAGCGTCGGGGCTTGTTTGCTATGAGCTATAGCATTGAAACTGCGAAAGTTCAAATAGCGGGAGCTGAACGTGAGAAGTTAATGCGTTTATCTTGTGCGGCTGCCTCTCGGCCAAGTCGCATTCCCACGTAAATCATGAGTAAGGCGGTCTTGGGTTCTCCAATGGAGTCCATCGCGAAGGCCATCCCGCGAGCGAGAGTAAGCCCTTCCGAGTCTTCCTTATAGCAATCGACTAGAAAATCAATGATTTCATCGTCTGAATGCAGTTCGTTGACAGGATTATACGGTTTGACTTTTATGGTGTTTGTCATTGCTCTTCCTCAATATCCATGTCTGCCATACTCTGAGCTTTAGCGATATCTGCTTGCTGGGTTCGCTTGTTCCCGCCGAGTAGAAGGAGGATGACTTCCGTACCGCGAATTGTAAAGTAGATTCTATAACCAGGCCCGACATCCACACGAAGTTCTGAAATCTTACCTATGCGCTTTACATCTCCCCAAAGACCTGCTGCGATGCGGGTTTCTCTGGCGCGAATTGCGCGTAGTGCTACAGCGTCGCGTAGCCCGGCCTTCCAAGTGGAATACTCCTCTGTCGTAATGATTTTGTAGAAATTGCCCTGCGACAGAGCGCTCAACGTCTTTGGAGTTAGGATGGGTTTAGGCATTGATCTTTATTATTGATCTAATTGTCAGGTGGATTTTGTCGGCTGTCAATCTGAAAAGCTCTATACAGCCCGCCCAATGCGGGCTGTATAACTCTCAAAGACTTCGATTAACCTCCAGTACGCGGCCTAGAATCTTAAGTCGGTCGCACTCATCACCCACATATTCTTCAGGACGGTAAGCGGAGTTCTCAGATGAGACGAGTAATCCGTTTTTAATCTTGGAAAGGTACTTGATGCGGTACTCCCCGTCAATGGTGAGTACATAAATTCCACCGTCAGAGATATGAACGCAACCGGGCCGAGTCTCGGTGAAGCTTTCAAAGAGGATGGTGTCTCCATTTTGAAGCTCCGGTTCCATCGAATTTCCGCAGACTTTCGCTCTTTTGCATTGACTCGGTAGCAGATGCCTCTTCTGGAAGAACGACTCCCGGTACCAGCAATCTTCACTGTCGTGTATCAATTCCCAGGTGGGCTCACTGCCGGAACCCGCTGAAAATTCAAGTCTGTATTCGGGAATTGCGACGAATCCGTCAGGAATTTTATCGCCAACGCCGTATGACAGAACTTGTGCAGTCTTCTCTCCCTCACCGGTTTGAAGCCAACGTTGAGAGACGCCAAAAAACTCTGCGACTTTACGCAGATTGCTGTCAAAGATCTTGCCGGATTTAGTCCATTGATTAACGGCAGACGTGGATACCCCGCAGTAGCGGGCAAGGGCTGCTTGAGTCTTGCCAGTGCTTTTATCGAAGAGCGATGCAAGACGAGCTGAAAGTGTGCTGTCTACTGGTGCCATTTATTGCTTACTCCTGTTAAGCGAGCTTACATCTTTATGCCTCCGGATTAATTTGACGCAACAATTAAGATAGCTTAGTATATTGCTTAAAATGACTTAGCAAAATTGCCATTTTTAAGCATGAACACTTTAAGAGAAATTAAGAGGGCTTCACCTGAGCAGTCGTGTCTGTATATCGACCAGATGGGAGGCACGGGTGCTGTCAGTCGCATTTGCGAAGTTTCGTCCGCAGCGGTTAGCCAGTGGCGCCGATACGGTATTCCCCATGCACGCCTGCAGTTCCTGCGAGAGAGGTTGAAGAATCAGAAACTTCTAGAACAAGCACAGGCGCTCATAGCTGAAGTCAAATAAAGGGACTGGACGTGAGCATGCTTGCCCTCAATTACGTGAAAAAGAATCTCCGTGCCGGCGGTTTCGCTCAGGCTGTTCTTGCCTATTTGGCTGACTGCATGAACGAAGCCGACGGAAAGTGCTTTCCTTCACGCGAAACGATTGCTGAGTACTTCTCATCTGAAGATGACCCATGCACTGTAAAACGCGTAGATCGAGCACTCGCGCGATTGCGTGAATTGGGTTTCATTAAATCAGAGTGCGTGCCGCACAGGAAGCAACCCGCCAAGGGTATTGAGGGTGGATGGCACAACGAATATAGCTTTCCTGGGCTTTCAGGGGGCGCTCCCAAAACAGACGCTACCCATCGCAATGGGGTTGACCCCATAGCGGGGGTAAGCCCCACCGTGGGAAGGGGTAGCCCCCAAATTGGACAAGGGGTAGCCCCCACCGTGGAAAGGGGTAGCCCCCACCGTGGGGTCGAGAAACAGAAAGAAACAGAAGTTAAACAGAAGAGAAACAGTAGTAGCACACACACATGCGAAGAACCTCCGTTTGACGACGAACTTTTCAACGAGGCAGCACGAGTTGTATCCGAAATCGAAACAGCTTCTGAAAGCTCTCCTGAGAAAAAACAGAAGAAGCCACGAAAGGCTCGCACTTCGTTTGCGACTGTCGAGAGGCCTGACGATCTTCCCGAGCAACTTTGGCAGGACTGGCTAGCGCTCCGAAAAGCAAAGCGAGCTCCCCTCAACACCACAACCATCAACACATTCCGAGCCGAAGCTCAAAAGGCTGGCATCTCTTTTGAAGAAGCCGTTTCTTTCTCAGTCGCTAATGGATATCAAGGCTTTAAGGCTGATTGGTACAGAAAAAATGCAAGCACTTTCACAAATGATCGGCCGCATCAAGGCTATGCGGGCTTCGGCGCAAGAAACACCGCAGAAATCGACTACAACTACGGACTCCCGGTTCGAGGTGCGGTGGGATGAGTGCTCTCGGCATGGTAGGTATCGTTCGTATTGGGTCGACGACTCCTGCACGTTCCATTTTTCGTCTTGTCCAGAGTGCTCTCGGCAAAGATTTCTCGCGCAGCACTTTTCACTTGAAATCCCTCCGCGATTCCAAGGCATGACTGTGACTTCCTGGCAGACCTTCAACGCAAAGATGGAAGAGGTCAAGAGCGCAGTTCTAGCCTGGGGGGAAGACATTGAAACAAGTGTTAACCGCGGAAAATCGCTCATTTTTGTCGGTAAGACTGGCACTGGCAAAACACATCTAGGCACAGCAATTGTTATGGGCGCACTCCGCAAAGGCTTCGTCGCAAAGATCGTCGACTGTAGCCTGTTGCTCTCTGAGATTTATGAGACGTACGGCAAAGATGATGCCGGACGTGCGAAAGGTGAAGCTGCAAAACTCATCCGTGCCTACATTGATCTGGATGTGCTTGTGATCGATGAGATAGGTCGCAGTCCCATTTCTTCCCACGGGGCTGACCGACTTTTCGAAATCATCGACGGTCGCTACAAGCAGTGCCGACCAACCATTGCAATCTCAAATTTGCCTCTCGTCGGCAAGGATATTCAGGATGCTTCACTTCGAACCGTTCTTGGAGATGCCGCCATCAGTCGTCTATCTGATGGTGGACAGTGCTTTGCGTTCGACTGGAAAGACTACCGATGGAGGACCAAATGACAGATCTCTTTTCTGCTCTAAAGGTCTATGGCACGTGTCCGGTTGTGTGTCTCAGCTGCGTTCACTTTGCTGGAGCGGCTTATGACCAAGGAGGCTTCCTGTTAGCAAAAAAGTCAGGCTATTGCTCGCTTCGTATCAAAAAGGGTGACTGGAATGTGCTGCAGCGCATTGATTCGCCGAGGCAATGCAAGAACTTCGACGAGGCGCCAGATGAAGTCAAGAAACAACGCCTCAAAGCACTCGATTACTACGGAAGAAAGTTTCGGGGGGATTCATGAAAAGGACGCTGTTGGTCAAAGACCTTCCTTGGCCGGGAGTCAAGCTTTCACAGAACGGCCGGAGTCATTGGTCGGCAAAAGCAGCTTTAGTGAAGGCTGCGCGGCAGGAAGCATTCGTCAAAGCTAAACAGGAGCTCATGGGACAACCTGCAACGCTCAAGAGCGGAACTCGGCTGAACGTGCAGCTGATCATTCAACCTCCCGATCGCCGGCGCCGTGACGAATCGAACATGGTTGAACGTTGCAAGTCGTTCTACGACGGAATCGCCGATGCACTTGGATTTGACGATTGTCTTTTCCACCATCGAGAACAGGTATGGCTGAGTCCTAAGAAGCCGGGAACGATTGTGATCGCAATTGACTGGGAGGAAGAATGACTGACGACGAACTTGAAGACTATTTAGTCAACTGGGGGAGATGGAGTCGAGAAAGCAGAGGTCCTGGAAGATCCCCTATGGCTCGCCTAATAGCTGAGGCCGGGGCTATGAGCGGCATTTTCGAAAGTGACTCTCCCGTTGATATCGCTAAGGCAGTTCAAGTCAATCGTGCCTGGCAAGGAATGCCGTGCACTACGCATTCTGACAGGTGCATTAAGGCGCTCATAGCTGCGCTCTATGCATACCCAGTCTCCCGAGAGCATATGCTGTCCTTGATATGGCGCCATTTCAAACTACGCATGCGCTATCGTGACGTGGATAACTTTCTTACACGTGGACGCACGGTCATTCGCAACCGACTTGAAAAAATTCTGCATCGTCCTCTATAATTGCTCAAAAATTATATACCGTCTCAGACGCGAAAGACTTGCTCTGGAGGAGCGGTCTTTTTGCGCCCAGAGAAAGTAGAAGAAAGCCCGGCTCGATTGAGATTGAGTGCGGGCTTTTTGCGTTGTTGCTTAAGGATCTGTCATGAAGAAGTTGCTGGTGCTCACTGCTGTAGCTGCTCTTGTTGCGACCACTGCCGTAGAAGCCCGCGGCGGCTTCGGCGGCGCCCGCGGCTTCAGCGGGGGTAGGTCGTTCTCGAAGTCGGCGCCGGCTCGCGTCTATGCGCCGAGCCGAACCACGGTCATCAAGAAGAACACGACGATCATCCAGTCGGCGCCCTCAAGTTCTTCGGGCGGCGGCTTCTGGAGCGGCGTGGCAGGTGCTGCAGTTGGCTCCATGGCGGGCAGCGCGGTCTACGATGCTCTGACTGATGACAAGAAGGAAGAGGTTGCGACGCCGGTGCAGGCGCCTCAGCCCGCGCCTCAGGTGCCTTGATCCATGTAGACACAATTTCTAGGGGGTTGCCATGTCATTTGAAGCGTTGTGGCTTTTATGTGCAGTGGTCGTTGGTGTTGTAGCTGGCGTTGTGTCAGGTGTGATGACATACCTCTTGAGCAAATAGGAAGCAGCCGCCCAAAGTGCTGCCGCACCGAATCCGCCGATGATCCCGGCAAGGACCGTCCGGCGGAAGGTTTTTCGGGAATTGCGTTCCAAACGATCTAAACGCTGCTCCAAGTCCACGAATCGCGGTGTGAAAGCATCAACCACTAATCTGCCGCTGGCTTCATCTCGATCTCGAAGAGCTTTGAGATTCACTTTGGCGACTTTGGGTGTTTGGAAATCCTTTACTAGGTCTTCGAGTTGGTCCATACATGCCTCTCTTTACTCTATGCAAACATCCTGGTTGTCGGCATCCGGTGCCGCGTGGTGAGGACTTTTGCGAGAAGCATAAAGAAGATGCGGCACGCCGACAGCAAACCGAACACCGCCAGAGGGATCGGCGCCGAGAAGCGCTCAAGGGTTCCGCCTCGGCAAGAGGCTATGGCGCCCGGTGGCAGCGGCTTCGGGCTCGCTTTCTCCGCGAGCATCCGCTCTGCGTAGACTGCGCCAGGCTCGGCAGGGTTACACCTGCCACCGACGTTGACCACATCCAACCGCATCGAGGTGATCAAGACTTGATGTGGGATGAGAGCAATCTTCAGCCGCTCTGTCATCGGTGTCACTCGAAGAAGACTGCACGAGAGGATGGCGGCTTCGGGAATTCGAGGGGGAGGGGCGGGTCAAAAGTCCCGCCGAAAGCGTTCTAGACCGCGCCCCTACCTAAATTTTTACGCATGCAAAATCGATAGGTTTCAGCTATGGGACGACCGAGGAAACCGGACGCCGAGAAAAAAGCGCTCGGAACTTTTCAGCCGTGTCGTTCACTAGAAGTGCAAGCCAAAACGAACACGGAACTTTCTTCTCAACCACCGAAATGTTTGACGAAGGAAGCACGTGAGGCGTGGAGGATCGCTGTCGAAAATGCGCCGAAAGGTCTATTGGCGGTTACCGATTTCACCGTACTCGAAAGATGGGCGCGAAATTACGCGCTCTATCGCAAGCTCGCTAAAGCTGTTGACCACGACGGCACGACGATCGTCACAGAGAAAGCTGACGGTACCGTACGGCGTGAATTGAATCCTGATGCAAAGCTACTTGTTCAGATTCAGACAGTCTTACTTGCTTGCGAAAGGGAGCTCGGTTTTACTCCTTCTTCGCGCGCGCGCGTGAACGTTGCGACAAAAGATGAACCAGTGAACGAATTCGATGGTTTCTAAGAATTACTGTGGTATCGCTCGCCAGTACATGGAGGGCGTGCTTTCTGGAGTGATCGTTGCATGCGAGTGGGTCAAGCTTGCGTGTCAACGTCAAAAAGAAGACCTGGAGCGATTCGCAGCTTCAGGTCTTTACATTTTCAATGAAGCTAAGGGAAACGAAGTTTGTCGGTTCATTGAGCTCCTGACACACACTAAGGGCGCGCTCGCTGGAAAAAGAATCGTGCTCGAGCCTTGGCAGATCTTCATCCTGACGACAAGTTTCGGATGGCGTCGACGTGCTGATGGCGGTCGTCGATTTCGGCGCGTCTACATTGAAGTGCCAAGGGGAAACGGCAAATCCAGTCTGTCAAGTGGTGTGGGCCTCTATTGTCTTGTTGCCGATAAAGAACCTGGTGCAGAGGTCTACAGTTTCGCGACAACGCGTGATCAGGCGAAGATCGTCTTCGGTGACGCGAAGCAGATGGCCAAACAAAACGAGCCGCTGCGCCAACGCTTCGGTTTGGAAGTTTTGGCCAATGCCCTTTATGTACCATCGACAAACTCTACTTTTCAAGCCAAGAGTGCGGAAGGATCAACGCTGGACGGCTTAAACACTCACTTGGCGGTCATTGATGAGTTGCATGCTCACAAGACACGTGATGTCTATGACGTAGTGGAAACGTCCTTAGGCAAGCGCCTGAACTCGTTGCTTTGGGTCATTACGACTGCCGGCTTTGATACTTCGGGTATCTGCTACGAAGTGCGCATGATGGTCACACGAGTGCTAGGAAAAGAGATCAGTGATGAGACTCAGTTTGGAGTCATCTATGGTCTTGATGACGGTGACGATTGGACTACTGAGGAAGCGCTCATGAAGGCGAACCCGAATTGGGGCGTCTCAGTAACCTGA